GGAACAACATTTAAATTGGTATAATCATTTATAGTATCGCATATTTCTGAAATCTCTAACTTTTTTTGTTTATCGATATAATAAACAATAATCTCATTTCTTTCAGTGTTATATTCTAAATCAATAACAGTATCAAACATGTCATATATAATATTCTTAACCAACTTAAGTTTATTATTTTTAGATTTGTCAATTGATTCTCTAAGATAAATGTTTTCTTGTTCATCACATTTGGGTGTTGTTTCCATAGTAACGCCAACTGGAATATTAATGTAATCGTAAATAGTATTCCAAATTTCATCTAAAACATCACTATACATTTTTTGAATTCCTTGTGTGGTAGGCCAAAGTTTTGTTCCATACCCACCAATAAAAGTAACATTAACCACAGGTTCATTAAAAACCTCATCATTTTTTACATCATAACCACAAATGATATGTTTATATTCAGGAAAAATAATGTTGTCCATAATTTTTTCTATAATCTTGTTTCTTTTCTCATCACTTTTATTTATACTTTCATTCATAAATTTTATTTCATCTTCACAATCTTCAACATGCCACGGGGTGTATATGTAAACATTTAAACCCATTGATCGTATACCGTTGTCTAAAAAATCTAACTCTTTAATGATTTCGTCATGATCAAAATGTCTATGTATTGACTTGGACCTGATTTCATAATCCTTATCAACAGGATTATATTCTACCCATATATTACAAAGTCCTTCCCAACTAACTTGTTTTAATAAGATGTTAATTGTTCTTAAATTTTTTTGAATTACTTTATCGTTATCCGATTCCTCTTTAATTAGATTATCATCACCTAACTTTTCTACTATATCACGAATATCAGACAGATCATAACTACGACTTAAATCATCAGTTGTGTTTTGTTGTGCAGTTTTTCCATTTATTTCCCCCAACTGACTATAATTTTGATGCATTATAGGTTCATTACTATATATTCTAATAATTTTTGCTGAAGCCTCAACATGAAAAGAATCATATAAAAAATCTTTAAATTTATAATTCTCATCTTTAGTTAATTTATTTTCATTATAAATAACATTAACTATTGGCCAACTATTAGTCATCCATATATTCCACCCTAAACCAATAATTTTAAATGGTAAAACAATTGATGGGTCATCCCCATCCGTTGTCCAAGACGCTTTAACTAAACCTTTTTGGTTTTCAATTCTTTCAACCATTGATGGGTTGTCTTTGAATATATTCTTTAGGTTTTCTAATCCCCCAACTAATTCAGCAATAGAATATAATCCCTCATCTTTAATTTGTTTAATTAGTTCTGATTTGGTGTCACGAGTTTCCTCTTTTAATATATGTCTAATTAATTTTTTCATTAAATAAAAATATAATCATCAACTTTTAATCCTTTATAGTTATCCTTTTCAGAACCATATGTGTGACTCTCTTTTAATTTTAATTCGTCAGGTATATAGTCATACATATCAAACACATATTCAGATAATTTTTGCGACTCTATATACGGGTCAAATTTACCTTCATATTCAAATGGACTAAAGGGATATGCAACTTGTTTGTTTTTAATATATTCAATGTCATACATTATTTTAGGTTTTAAACCATAGAACTCTTTTACTTTTTCATATTCAACAACTAAATCAATATATATACTTGTAATATATTCATAATAATTGTCATGTAATTTCCAACCAACAACAAATGGAAATTCCTTCTTTAATCCGTTAACAACAATATCAATACCCTTATCTATTTGTTGTTTAGACACCTCCTCTTTTAATATATGTTTAATAAGTTCTTTCATTATTAGTTTTACCTTACTCGTTCAATTTCGGATTGACGAAGTTTATTTATATATAATTTATCAATATAACCAGGTGTTTCTTCTTCTTTTTTAATTAAATCTTTTGCGTTCCATAAAGTATTTTTGACAATAAAATCAATCATTTCATCATCTGTAACTTCCTCAGGTTTTGTCATTGGTGGGACACAAGTTTGAGCATCTACATTCATGATATCAAATTCAGAAATATAGATATCATTTCTACCCATTACTTTTTGAATTTTACCTAAATAAGTGTCGTCAAACCATTCTTCAAAGATATATTTTAAGTAACTTACCCTTACAGGAATATCTGATGATAACTCTCTTAGTATATTTTTTGGTATCGTAATTGAACCTGACTCAAAATCTCTTTCTTCTGTTTTTCTTTTATCGTCATAAACATTTTCATCATCATGGAAGTATAAAATAACATCCATTATTTCTTTTCCGTTGTTACAAAATTCAAAATTATGTGTTGATTCCCATGATTTGTTGTGATACATTTGTGCGCCATCAAAATAGTCGTTTAACCATCGAAATACAAGTTGTTCTACCTTTGTTGTAGGTTTAGAGTATTTCCTTGTTACTTCTTCTTTTAATATGTGTCTAATTAAATTTCTCATCTATACATAAATTTGTCAGGATATAATTCTTTGGGGTCCTCATACTTATCTTTTATAACTAAGTAATCAGGAAGCATTTGATACATCTCATTCAATTCCTGTTTCATTTTAATATATTCTCCGTGTTTTTGATCTGAAACCATAGTTTCACTTATTTTTAATGCTGAAGGAGCATATGATAATTTATCTTTATGTAATTCATCTTCGTGTTCAAGATAAAAAACCTTTAAATCACTATCATAAAACTCTTTTAGTTTTTCAGTATCACAAATAATATCAATATATATCGTAAATTTATCATCTTGATTAAGTTGCCAACCAATTATATAAGGATATGATTTTTTAATTAACTTAATTGCAATGTCTATTCCTTTTGTGTTAATATCTGAATCTTCAGTTTCTTCTTTTAATATATGTCTAATTAAATTTCTATTCACCATCATCATATTCTTCTTGCGTAAAATGGTATTTCATCTTCATTGAATAATCACCCCCTGCATTCCATTCACATCCAACAAACCAACACATCAAGTTATTGTATTTACCTTTTTTTTTACCAAAAGAACCGTTACTTGTAAATGAATAATTAAGTAAAATTGTATCCAATTCTTTATCAACTAATTTCAGTTGGTTTGTAAACGAAAAAAGGTCCGGATCTTCACACCAAGATGTTATTAACAATTCACCATCAATGCTGTTATGAGTGTTATTATAATTAATATTCTCAATTTCAATTTCTGTAATAAGATTTGAATCTACATTACTTTGGATAATATAAGGAATGGCTTTGGCAGATCTAACAAACTTTTCTTTTAGGTTTTCATTTTCTTCTTCTTTTAATATGTGTCTAATTAACTCTTTCATTACATTACTTGGGATAAAAACTTTTTAATTGTTCTAATAACTTTTTGTCTATACGGATTGTTTTCATTTGAAAAATTATCAATTGGTTCAGTAACATTATTATCTTCTAACATATTCAAAATAAATCTTATTTGTCTTTTTTTATTATCAAAAGTTCCAATATTATAATAATCGTCATCTACTTTGAAATGAATCCTTTTAAGTCTAATATTGTCGTCAATATTTATTTCTTTAACTTCATATCTTCGCATAAGAAAATTCATAACCTTTTGGTCAATTTCTTCTGTTTCTTCTTTCAATATGTGTCTAATTAGTTCTTTCATTACATTACTTTATGTTAAGTGGTTCTTCTTCAACAAAAATTAAGTTTATAATAACTTTAAATCCTTTAACTCTAGTTTCCGCCAAATTATTGATATCTTTTTTATTCATATAATTGTTAATTATATTTTCTTTGGCATCATTATTTATTTTATTAGTCGTCTCCTCATTAGTTTTAGGATCTAAATAGGTAAGTGTGCCTTCAGTTAAATCTATTGCTTTAACTTTAATATCTATAGATTTTTTACCACCTACAACCGCAACCAACTTATATATATAAACTTTTTTATCTTTAAGATCCCAAAAAATAATTTTTCCATCTTCTGAAACGCTAATGTGATTTGGTGGTATGTCTTCATTTAAACCCATCAATTCTTTATTTCTTTGTAATTCTTCAATTAATTTTATTTGCATAATACTTTGTTATTAACAATAAATATTCGTTTATTTTTTTGTATCTTTGTTTTATATGAAAACATTAAAATTTTTACTTATTAATCTATTTATTCGAGATCACAGAAAGGCTCTTGAAATTATTAACGGTTTAGATTGTGCACCAAAAAATATCCCATCACAAAAGAAATTACCTAAACAAAAAAAAGTTTATGGCGACATGAGTTCTTTATTATTAACTGTGGAAGATAATGATGATGTTTTTGTGGAACCTATAAAAGTTTTAAAACCAAAATCAAAAAGAGATGAGCTTTTGGAAGGTTTGAATTACCTAAAATCTAAAAAGATTAAGACAGTTAAGGATAAGGAATCAATCTACACTTTAGAATTGTTATTGAAGTCATAAAGTGATTACACTTTATTGTCTAAACTTAGACTTATTGTTTTGTAAACAGGTTTGTTTTTTTGTAGGTTTGTATTTCCTCTTCAGTTATTTTACCCATTTTGAATTTTTTAATTCCGATATAGGATAAAATCCGTCAGCATATTTATCATAACCACTTCCAAAAAAATTATTACCATTAATAAGGTTTTGCCAACTATTAAATTGTGTCGTATACTTCCATAATTCGTCTTTATCTTTCATGTAACCATTATTTTTAAGATAAGCACCAACCATTCCTCCAGTTCTATCCGCACCATGAGCACAATGAATTAATGTATTGCCTTTATTTAAAACTTCACTAGTTTTTTGTATTGATTTAGTATAACCTTTACCTAATTTATACCCACTATGTGAATCAATATAGTGGTAAGTACAACCATTTTCCTCACATATTTTTTTCTCAGTGTCTTTAGATGTTTTAGTGTGTTTACTTCTATGTTTTTCATCATCACCACTCATTCTGATAATATTTTTTATTCCATATTTTTTAATTACAGAAGGTAATATGTCTGCAGTTATTTGAGCTGATCTCCAATTATTTTGACCTCCAGGTATTTTAGCAAATTTAAAGTCTTTTAAGTCTCCAGTATCAACATCATTATCATCAAGACTTTCAACTTTATTTTTTTGGATTTTATTAATGTCTTCATTTTCAAAATCACTTTCATCCATTTTTTTTATAATTTTACCCATAGTTTCTTGATCAACAATTCCTGTTACATCTAATGAATATTTTTCTTGAAAATCTGTAGTCGCTTTTTTTGTTTCAGGTCCAAATTTACCATCAACACCCCATTTAGGCAATGAAAACCCTAAAAACTGTAATGCTGTTTGTAAAAGTTCAACACCTTTTTTAACAGGATAAGGTTTTTGTTGTTTTTCAAAAGTTTCTTTTTTATTATGTATTTTTTTCAAGTCATTAATTAAATCAACATCATTTTCAGTTTCTTTATCTTTTTGTTTTGGTTTATCATTATTTATTACTTTAGATGCTCCTTTTCCAATCGCATTTTTTAAATCGTTAATAGGGTCCTCAGCCGAGTAGAATCCCCCTGAAGTTCGATAAACATTATAATGTAGGTGTGGTGCGGTGCCTTTAGCGTTTCCAGTATCTCCTAAAGTCCCAACTTTAGTTCCTGAATTAACTGATTGGCCATTTTTAACCAAAATACTATCTAAATGGCCTAACCAATGAGAATATCCGTCTTTATCCTTAATAATAACAGTATTACCATTACCAAAATCTAATTTAACTACACCGTCAACAGGTGCAAGAATTGGAGTTCCTCTCTTTCCAAAAATATCAATACCAAAATGGCCTTTAGGATGTCCTCCAGCACCTGCGTGAGTCGACTTTTTACTAAAATCAGAATTTGCGGTTGATCTTGGATTACTAAAATTATCCCAATCTTTATCGTAACCTATATTATACCCTCCATCAATAGGAAATACTTCAAGTTCTTTATCTTCTTTTAGTTTATATAATTTTCTAATATGTTTTTTATCAGATTCACTGATTATTAATTTTTGTCCCATATTTTTTTTATTTATAAATAAATGTTATGTTAAATTTTATTTCCATATTGTAAATAAAAATATTTTAATATGTCTAAATTCATGTGAGCTTTACCTTTTGTACATTCAACATGTCCTGAATACTTTGGGTCGTCTTTGTGGGTACAATACCACTTCAATCTAGTTTTAACCTCATCAACAAACTTGTAACCCCCCCAATTATTAGGGTCACAAACTAAATAGGTGTTTGCCCCAAATGTTACATCAGTTTTATAAGTTGATGGGTCAATTAATCCAACTAATTTTAATGATGAATTACCGGCGTGTTTCCAAGTTTCTTTACCTCCTTGGGAAAATCCTGCGATTGAGGTCACAACTCCACCAAACTTATCTTTAACGTAATTACTAGCGTTTTCAAGTGTGTTATTATGATGCGTAATAACAATTATTGTTTTACTACTGTATGGTTCTAAATATTTAACATAATTTTTAATTTTGCTATGGTCTGAAGTATGTGACCCACCAAATAATACATGAACATTTTTACCTTTATAAGTGTCTGACTTAATAATTGAATATTCCTTATCGTTTGTAACTTTACCAGTTAGTTCCCCAACAATACCATCATCATCAATTGACTTGGATTTATTTTTTTGGATTTTATTAATGTCTTCATTTTCAAAATCGCCTTCATCCATTTTTTCTATAATTTTACCCATAGTTTCTTGATCAACAATTCCTGTTACATCTAATGAATATTTTTCTTGGAAGTCTGTCACCGCTTTTTCTGTTTCAGGTCCAAATTTACCATCAACACCCCATTGAGGTAATGAAAACTTTAAAAACTGTAATGCTGTTTGTAAAAGTTCAACACCCTTTTCAACAGTATAAGGTTTTTTTTGTTTTTCAAAAGTTTCTTTTTGATTATACATTTTTTCCAAATCAGTGATTAAATTAACATCACTTTCAGTTTCTTCACTTTCAGTTTCATTACCTTCTTGTTTTGTTTTATCACGATAAGAAATAAAATGTTCTGTGATTGATCCTGATTTAATTGTGTATACTTTTTTACAACCAGAATACTTATTACATTTTTCTTCCATTAAACCCTTACCTTGAGCGGCAGAATGTCCCATTCCACCTCGTCTATCAATTTTTGTAATTGCATTTTCTTTATCTGTCTCATCAAAATTCACTTTAATCTCAAAAAAATTTGGAGTTTTTACCATTTTAATACTTTCCATATCAGGTTTTACATAAATTTCTTTTTGATATAAATCTTTAAGATGTTTGTTAACTTCATATGTAAAAACATTGGATAGTTGGTGTATTGAATCACCTGGATTTAAAACTGCACTTTCAATATTAAATCCTGATTCAGGTCCTTTATAAATGATATCAAAAAAATTGTTACCTTTATTTATGGTAATTTTTGGTGTTTTAACACCATCCCCATTATTAAACATACCTTTAGACCAAGATCGTTTTTCTGCCTCTGTTACCAATTGTTTTAATTTGGATGTAGTTTCGGTTAATATTAATTTTTTTTTCACCCTAAAATAATTTTCAGATACTGAAGTTTTTTGTTCATTAATTTTTTCCTTCAAAACTCTAACAAACTCAGTTTGTATGTCTTTTAATAACTCAACATAAGAATTCCTTACTCTTTTTTCAGGTTCTTCAAACTTGGCATTTGAATATAGGTAATTAATTCCTGAAATGTTTGTTATGCATTTGTGACCACCTGAATTTGCCATAATGACATCATACCCATTTACAGATGCTTTATTAAAAACTTTTCTGTCTTCAAAAGGAATTGATTTATAAAGATCTTTTGACTTGTAATCAAGATATCTGTTAAGTTTCTCTGTCCCGTTAATTTTAATTGATGGTGAATTACCATAAATTGCCATAAAGTCTTTGAATGTAAATCCAACCGATTGTTGTTCTGCGTCCATCTCAGATATTCTTTTAAGAGTTGAGAATGTAACTATTTGTTTTTCTAATTCAGTTCTAAACTTTTCTAACACCTCATCTTTAATTTGCCCAAGATCAACCCCTTTAAGTGCTCTTTCTTTTTTATATGGATTGCAAGATGCTTGAACCATTCCCATTGGAAGTCCTGTCACTAAAAACTCACTATCAGGATGGTTAATAAATGGTGTGTATCTGTCGTAACCTCCAGATTTCATTGTTGGACCTAAACCGTATTGAGAAATGATACCATCTTCATAAGTAACGCCCTTTTCTTTTCTTGATTGGATATAGTGCTCTTGATTTTTTTGTAATTGGTCCATTGACGCATATCCTTCTTTCTCCATTAGTTCTTTAATGTTTAAAAGAATATTTTGAAGTGATGGTTTTGAATTCATCACAAGGTTTCTTAAAAAGTTTGGTTTGTTTTTAAATGCTAACAAAAGTTTATTTGCTACCAATCCCATCATTTTTTTATTTTCTTTAACCCCTTTGGTTCTATCTACTTTGAATAGGTATTGTACAACTTGTTCTGGTGTAATATCGTATTTTGCATAATCTGCGGAATCAATCATTGAAATTGTTTCAACATCATCTTGTGTAAAAATGTCTTTAGGTGAAATAGATTGTGATATTGTTTCTACATTTGATCTTGATGATTTGAAGTTTGTTGCGGTTCCTCGTTCCACACCGGCTTGACTATCGTGATGATCTGTATGTATAATAAACATTGGTTTACCATGAGCAAAATCCACTAACACCGGCATTATTTCGCCTTCGCCTTCTAATTTTTTAATTGCAAACTCCTTAGACCCATATTGTATAATTTCAGCATCAACAACTTTAATCCCATGTTGTTCAAGATAATTCTTCATCGCTAATGCCGTGGTAACTCCATCCAAATCTTGATGAAAATATATTTTTGCCATTTGGTATCTTTTAGCGAGTGATCCAATGTCTCTAATGCCACTTTCGTTAAGGATTCTTTTGTTCTCTTCCTCAATAATTTGTCTAATCAAATTTTTCATCCTATATAAATACTTTATTAACAAAAAAATCCCCATGTTTAAGTGGGGATTGTATATTTTAGTGTTTTACTAAAATTATATTATTCTGCAATTTCACTTTGTGGTTCCATTTCGCCAACCAATTCCATCATCTGAACATCCAAGTTTAATTTAACCTCATCACCCAACAACACACCACCTGTCTCAAGTGTTGCATTCCAAGTAAGATCAAAATCAGATCTATTAATAACCCCTGTAATTTCAAATCCGTGTTTTGTATTACCCCAAGGATCAACTGATTTTCCATTATAATCAACAACCAAATCAATAATTTTAGTTGTATCTTTGATTGTCATTTCACCTTTCATTTTACCATCAGTAAGATTTAAATAGGTTGATTCAAAATACATTCTTGGAAATCTTTCCGTATTAAAGAAGTCTTCCGCATTAAGGTGTGTGTCTCTGTCACTATTTCCCGTTGAGATTGAGTTGACCTCGGCCTCAAAACGAATTTGGGCATCTCCCATATCTTCCATAGTGTAGTTCATTCCACCAGAATAATTTTTTAAAGTTCCTTTTATGTTAGAAACCATAAGGTGTCTGATTTTAAATCCCAAATCAGAATGGGTTTGGTCAATTACAAGTTGTTTCATTTTTTTTTATTTTAATAAGTTATATATTGTTTTAGTTGTTTGAGTTTCCAAAATTAAATGGTAAAAACCTGAAGGTAAGTCTTCCGAATTAAAAGAAACTAAAGTGGTGTTTTTTAACCACTTAATAATTTTTCCTTCTGAGTTAATTAAATAAAAATTAGTTGGTTCAGAAAGTGGGAATACAATTACTCCCTCCATTGGGTTTTCAATTGTTAAAACATTTAATTCGTCAACATTTATAGTATTACTACAAAGAATTAAAGTGTATGACATGTTTGGAGTAACAGTAATTGGTCCCATACATTCCATTTGGCAGTTGCAAGGTGGTGTTGGTGCCGCACAAAGTGTAAGACTGATTTGGTTTGTTGTATCAGTAATTTCTAAGTGCCAAACTTGTTGATTAATTAAAGTGTCAACAGATAATATATTTGCCATTCCTGAATTAAGAGGACTAATCCAATTACTTACAATAGTGTGTTCACAATTATTTGGGTTGATGACATAAACATCTAAAGTTGTTTGTGAAAAACTCATGAGTGTAAATAAACTCACGAATAAAGAAAGGATTAAATTTTTCATATGATTTTTATTTTAATGATAAGGATTTAAATGCACAAAGAAAATAGGTTTTACAAATGAAAATTAAATTTCTAATATTTTCCAATTTCCTTTTTTATCTTCAACAAGACATGTTGAGTTTTCACAAAAGTCTCCAGAGTTCATATAATCAATTTCAAGTTTTGGTTGATGAATGTGACCACAAACTGCAACATCATATCCCTTCTCTTGTGTTATCCCTTTTGCTCCCATTTCAAAATCAGAGACAAAATTGATTGCACCTTTAACAGATTGTTTAATGTCGTTTGCTAATGAATGATATTTCAAATTGAATATTTTTCTGATCCTATTATATATTGTGTTTAGTTTAATAACAAAATCATAAGACCACCCTCCAACAACCGCCAACCATCTTACTTTCATAATAATAAAGTCTAACACATCCCCGTGAAAACAATAATAACTTCTTCCATCAATTCCAATATGATTATACATTCTAAGAATTTGAATATTATTTAATTGAAATGGAATAAAGTCTTTTAAGAAGTCATCGTGATTTCCCCTTATGTAAATTACTTTTGTTTTACCTTCAGATAGTTTGATTATCTTTCTAATTATTCTTGTACAATCATTTGTCCATTTACCATTACTTCTTATGGCCCATCCATCAATAATGTCTCCGTTTAATATTAAAGTCTCCATTTCATTTTCTTCTAAGAACTTTAATATCTTGTCTGTTTGTGATTGACGAGAACCTAAGTGAAGATCGCTCATTATTACTGTTTTCCATTTTTTCATTACCAATAGTTTTGATCTTTTGTAAAATATTCTTTGTTTTTGTGATTAAAAAATGACCCTAAAAACAATTTAGCCATGTAAATTATACCCTTGTTTTCAAATCTTCTTGGTGGAGTAAAAACTACATTATTTATTCTACCAAATTTTTTAGGTTTGATTTGTTTAGAAAAATAATAATCTTCAGCAACTTTAATCTCCTCATCAAATCCTTTAAGATTTTTGAATGTTTCTGATTTAATCATCATAAATCCACCTAAACAAAATGGTGTGGACCACTTTGATATTAACTGTAGAAAATCAAACAAACGGTAAATGTAGTTGTATTTACCGTTATCGCTTCTGAATTTAGTCGTAACTAAATCCAAATTATTTTTGTGTATTTTAAGAAATGCTCTTTTGATAATTTTTGGATCTAACAAAAATACATCTGCGTCCATAAATAAAACATAAGGCGTTGTTACAAGTTTGAATCCGTTATTTCTTGCTATTGCTGGAAGTCCACCCTCCATTAAATGTAATTCAAATTTATCATGGAAGAATTTGTACACTAATCTATTCAATAGTTCAGTTTTTGTAATTTCATCGTTTGATGCGTCACATACAACAACTTTAACATTATGTATGTCAACCTGATAGTTTAGTAGATCCAATGTTTTTAATATAATTCCCTTCTCGTTCTTACAAGGAATTACTATGGTTATATATTCATTTAATTTCATAATTATTACGCCACTCAAAGTAATCTTTGCGGTCTTTTAAAATTATTTTAACAATTAGTAATAATATGATTGAACTAAAAATCATAAATTTTTTTACCAATAGATAGTAATAAATTTAGTTAAATACGATTTAAAAGTCAATCTTAGCAGTATTGTAGCTGTCTTAACTTTTAGTTAACATAAAAAATTACTATATTTGTATTATGATTACAGATAAACTTTTAAACATACCTCAATCTAGTGGCTGTTACCTTTTCAAAAACGAAAAGGGTCAGATCATATATGTGGGTAAGTCAAAGTTTTTACCTAAACGAGTTAAATCTTACTTTCAAAAAAATCACAAAGATAAAAAAACAACTTTCTTGGTAAATGAGATCCGTGATGTTGAGTTCATGACTACTGATGATGAGTCTCAAGCTCTTTTGTTAGAAGATGAACTTATAAAATCACACAAACCAAAATACAACATCAAAGCAAAAGATGATCGTTCTCGTCGTTGGTTTATCACTTTGAGTTCAGATGAATTCCCAAGACTTTTGGTTTGTAACCCTTCTAACTTTACTGGTGAAGTTCTTTTGGAATCTACAAGTTCTAACTCTTGTTATGAGATCTATGAAATGGTTCACGACATTTTTAATCTTAGATCTTGTTCTTACAACTTGACTGAAGAAAATATCCAAAACGAAAAGTTCAAGACTTGCTTGGAGTTTCATCTTAGTCGTTGTAATGCTCCTTGCATTTCCTCTATTCAGAAGTTTTCTTACTTAAAAATTGTAAGTGAGATGAGAGATGTATTTTCTTTTCAATTCGACAAGGTTCGAAATCGTTTGAAGAAGTTTATGAAATATTATTCTGAACAAATGGAGTTTGAGCTTGCTCAGAACTTAAAAAACAAAATGGATGTTGTTGATTTGTTAGAGAAAAAACTTGAGTCGTTTCGTATTAGAAAGTATTGTGATGTTGCAAGATCATTCAAAGAACAATTTGGTTTATTGAACGTCCCAAATCTTATCGAAGCTTTTGACAATTCTCACACTGCCGGTGACTGTCAGGTGTCTGCTCTTGTTCGTTACAAGAATGGTAAAACTGATAAGTCAAACTATCGTAAGTTCAACATCAAAACTGTTGAGGGTCCTGATGACTATGCGTCATTCACTGAGGTATTAAATCGTCGTTTCAAAAGACTTTTGGATGAGAAACAGGAATTACCTTCACTTGTTGTTATTGATGGTGGTAAAGGTCAGTTGGGTGTTGCAAAAAAAGTATTTGAATCTCTTGGGTTGTTGTCTTATATTGATTTGATTTCTATTTCTAAAAACGACAAACACCAGTCTCAAACAATTCACACCGTTGATGGATCGTCATTTGATATTCCAAGAAGTGAGTTTGGGTTCTTATTGGCTGAGGTTCAAAATGAAGTTCACCGATTCGTGATTACTTTTCACCGACAAAAAAGATCAAAGAAAGTTATTGGATAAACTTTGTATCGTAATAAGTCACAATATAATCCGCATTTAAAAGTGGATGTTTGGTAATTATCTCATCTATTTTTTTATAATATTCTTCTGACTCATAGTAAGGTTCTACTTTAGGTAAAAACTCATCTTTATATTGATAAATAGCCTCAGTCACATCAACATTTTTGCCATTTTTTGTTGCGGATATTGGAACAACCTTGTTTTCTATATAAAACGATTCAAGATCAAAATGTTTATTGTTAAAACCAATTGAACTTATCTCGATCACATATTTTTTATATCCAACATCTAAATTTCCTGTGGTAAATTCAATTTTTCTTACAGAGTCAAAAACTTTTTGTATTTTGTTTCTTGTTTCGTCGTTAAGATAAAATTTTGGTTGTGTGTCTTCCCATATTATATTTGGTCTTAGTCTAATATTAATATATTGGGTAAATTCTTCTAATAATTCTAATAGTTCTTCATAAACTATTGCATAAAAATAAGAAACATTATTTGGATTTTTTATTTTAAAGTGAATTGGATGAAATGGGTTTGGATCCCAAGAACCATTTGATCCATATTCACCAACCCCAACAGGAATACATTGAAGTCCGAAAATGTTTACTTCTTCACCCACAAAGTTTTTAAATAATTTTAATATCTTTTCTTCTTTCATCATTTAAACATTTCCGATTCTTTTTTCCTTCTTGGTTCAAGACCAGGAAAGTCATTAAACAAGTTTTCACTTGTTGTTAATATTAATTTTCTTGCCAAATCAAAATCACTTTGTTTAACGGCATGTATAAACTTAGAGGTTCTAATACCTCTACCCATGTTAAATGACATAGAAACCATTGCATCGTACATCCCTTGTGTAATTGGTGGTTTAATTCCTTTTTGTTCCCACTGATTTAAAATTCTATTAATAATACTTTCAGACTCTCTTAAATCATCTTTAAGTAATGTTTCAGCATTTTCTTTTGTGATTTTAGTTTTACCTGATTTAATTTTTGAATATCTTGGAAGAAAATTAAAAGATTCTTCTTCATCAGGAAATATTGCGTGACCATATCCAATAGTATAGGCCCCATCACCAAGATTATACGCGACCAAGTTTGGTTCTCCTTTGTTAACAATAGAACCTTCTTCATATTTCAAATGATCAATTAAATTTGGTGACGACTTTCTAATTCTCAACGGAATAATTTTTTTGATTGTCTTTTTTTCAACCTCGACAGTTTTTTCTAATGCCGGTTCAACTGTTTTATTTAATTGTTTAACCGTTAAAAGTCCAACAAAAGAATATAATATATATTTTAATATTTTTTTTCTTAATTCAGGTGGAATATTTTTAATCTTATCTGAAACACTTTCAATGTATTGGATAGCATCTTCTTTTGTTTTAACCCATAACTTTGATTTATCAATATCTTTTTTGACATTGGTAAAATCCCATTCCATGTCAGGTTCGGTTTTACCGTCCTCAACAATTAAAGATATTTTGAAAACCATGTTGTCCAAAATACCTTCATAAATAAGTCTATTATTAAATGATCTAAGTTGTACTTCCGTTAATGAAACTTTCATATTAATAAATATAAAAGAACTCTAAACATATTGAATCTTTGAAACACAAATGTTTTCAATTCCAAAAAACTGTAATTCGTCTTGTAGTAATTTTTCATTAGTCCAGTTTCTAACTCTATTATTAATGCCCCTTTTATTGTTTTTAACCCATGATTCAGAAACCCATAATTCTCCTGTAAATTTAATTTTAACATCTAACTCATAACAGTAAATTTTAGTTTCTTTGCTTAAGTAACCCCCTTGTCTGTATTTTCTGATGTTAGTAATTTCTATTTGAATGTTTTTACCCCAAACTTTACCTTCACATTTAATTAATTTTTTCTTAAAAAGTTTTTTAACTCTTTTGATGTGATCGTCCTTGATTATATACCCTACTTTGTTTGTGTTGTTCATAGAACAAATATAAGCAAAAAAGTTTAATCCAAAAAAAAAAGTTGTCCAATTCACAAAGAAAAGAACAACTTTTTAATTTTTATTATTTTATTTACTAACTCAAAGGAACTGGACAACAATTAGGTTGAGTTGGTGTTACCGTTGGGTAAGGAGTGTAAGTTGGTGTAAGAGTAACAGTTGGTGTAACTGAAGCCGTAATACTAACCGTAGGTGTAAACGATGGCGTATTAGTTACGGTTGGAGTATTTGTTGGTGTTTCGGTATTTGTTGGTGTTACAGTTGGTGTTACCGTTTCTGTTGGTGTGTTTGAAAGACCAGGAGTTTGTGTTGGTGTAATCGTTGGCGTAGTTGTTGGCGTTTCTGTTACGGTTGGTGTATTTGTTGGTGTTTCTGTTACGGTTGGTGTATTTGTTGGTGTTTCTGTTGGTGTAGGTGTTTGCGTCTCAGTTTGAGTAACTGTTGCAGTAACCGTTGGTGTATTTGTTGGAGTTTCAGTTGGTGTTTCAGTAACAGTTGGCGTTGGCGTAGATGTTTCTGTAACAGTTGGTGTTGGTGTAGATGTTTCTGTAACAGTTGGTGTATTTGTTGGCGTTTCTGTTACGGTTGGCGTTGGTGTAGATGTTTCGGTAACAGTTGGTGTATTTGTTGGCGTTTCTGTTACGGTTGGCGTATTTGTTGTTGTTGGTGTTGGTGTAGGAGTTGGGGTTTCAGTTGGTGTTGGTGTAGGACATACAATTGATTCCGCAATAAAACAATCATTACAACCTGAGTAACCTGTTGAAGAAATGTATGTACCCTGATTAATTAAACCTATTGGTTCTACTACCGCCACACTACATCCTGAAAATACAGTACTCGCAACATAATAATAGTCACCAACCGTTATAGTTGTACCACTTGGTATATCACCAATTTTATAAACTGTGTTAGAACAACAATCTTGAAAAAACGAAATTGTTGGTGGTAAAGGAGATGGTGAATTTGTTGGTGTAACAGTAGGTGTTGGATTTGGGGTTTCAGTTGGTGTTTCAGTTGGTGTTTCAGTAACAGTTGGCGTTGGCGTAGATGTTTCTGTAACAGTTGGTGTTGGTGTAGATGTTTCTGTAACAGTTGGTGTATTTGTTGGCGTTTCTGTTACGGTTGGCGTTGGCGTAGATGTTTCTGTAACAGTTGGTGTATTTGTTGTTGTAGGTGTTGGTGTTTTGGTAACAGTAGGTGTTGGCGTAGATGTTTCTGTAACCGTAGGTGTGTTTGTTGGCGTTTCTGTTACGGTTGGTGTTTGGGTTGGAGTTTCAGTTGGTGTTGGTGTATTTGTTGGTGTAGGCGTTGGTGAAGGTATAATTTCAGTTAAACTACAAAGTTGTATTCCTGTTCCTCCAGGATCTCCTGCTCCTGAAATTGTTAATGATGTAATTGGTGTGTTTGGTGTTATTAACAAATAACCAGCCGAAGAGGCTAAATTACATGCTGAAGCAGTTATAGTATCTCCTAATATGTCTAAACATCCAACCAAACATGGGCTAATTGTTAGCAAACCTGTATTTGGAGCAAATGTTATAGAATTTCCTGTATTCAACCCCCAAATTAAAATTCTTATTTCTGAAATTTGATTTGAGAAATTCAAAGTGTAAGAGAATGCACCTGCACTACCTAATACTGGATCCGCGGCCATAGTAAATGCTCCAATATATTGGTAATAATAATTATTTAAACCTGAAGGTCCTGTTAATACCGAACCTGAACCCGATGCTGTAATTACAGTACTTCCTACAGTTCTTTGAAGTCCAATTTGAGGAAGTTGACTTCTTGTGTTACAACAAGATGAATCAATGTTTGGTGTTTCTGAAGGTGTAACAGATGGTGTATTAGTTTGTGTTTGAGTAACAGTTGGTGTAGTTGTAGGCGTAGCCGTTGGTGTTTCTGTAACTGTTGCAGTAACAGTAGGTGTTACAGTATTTGTTTGAGTAACTGTTGGTGTATTGGTCAAAGTAGTTGTTGGTGTCGGAGTAATAGAATTGTTTACTATATCAAGTTGAATAACATTGTTATTTCCACTATATATGTATGTTCCTACCGTCCATCCTAATGTGGATACAGATGTATTAGTAAATTTAAATGAATTATTTATGGTATAATTGTGCCACAAGCTTCCTGAATTGGCACCAGGTGCAGTTATGGTGGGATTTAAAGCAAGCTGATTAGCAAACCACCCGAATCGATTAGTTTGAGATATAAAGATTCCATAATAATTTTGATTTGGTCCAAAACTTACATTATTATAAAAACCATTAAAGTACCTATACGAACCATTTGTATTAAAAACTATGGATCCAACAATTGGATTCATATAGGGACCTGCAAGAGCATACATTGTGTTTGTATTTCTAAATCCTTGATAAATTTTTCCAACCGCACTAACTATAACATCACTTCCAGAGTTTTGTATTGTTATATTGACATCTGGATTTGTACTTTGTGGTCCAACTAAAACAGAAATATACTCATAAATACCATTATTATCACCCCAAGTTGCTCCAAATTTACCAGGCTGCAAACCCAACGAATTTAGATTTTGATTTTGATAAATCATTGATCCTGTTAACAAAGTGTTAGAAACATATCCCGTAGGCAAAGTTAACCTTAAAGGGTTGATACTATTACTTGAGTTATATGAATATCCCCAATTTGCAGAATAAGTTATCGATATTGGATCAATATTCGGTGCGTTAGCATATCCCCATCTATAATCTTGTTCTACAGTAATTGCATATTGTGTCCCTGTAAAAGTTTGACCTATTGGACTAAAACTAATTTGCGATTCCCTACCGTCAAATTTTTTAGTAAGACTGTAACTTGAGTTACTATATGTCCCATAAATAAGTGTGGCTAAATTAACTTTACAAGTTGCATTTATGTGAACATCATTTCCTTGTTCGGTAATTGTTATTATAATTGGCATAATTTCTTTTTTTATAATAAATATAAGTTCCTTCAAAAAAGATTATTAAAACCTTTAAAGTTTTTTTTATTTTATTCCTTTTATTTTTTTAATTTATATTTACTTTTTTTTTACCTTGACAATGAGCTCTCTGACTAAAACCTTTTGGGTTGTTACAATCTATTGATTTTTTGTATTTTTTGGTCCATTTTTCATCAATTGGTTTTTTGGATAATTTGTTTTTCCAAAACTTAAATAAGTTTTCTTTATCGTATTCTTTTCTTTTTTGATCCCACCCACAATCATGACAAAGATAAGGATGTGAACCATCATCATCTTTTTTCTTCCAAGAGTTTTCACACTTTTCGCATTCAACTTTATTGTTGAATACTCTATCTGCCTGTTTTTCTGTTAATAATATTTTCATTACTCGCAATCATCACTTATGTCATAATATATTTCAACCAAATAGACGTAATATTTTTTTTGTATGTATTGTTCAACCTCATCTCTAACTTCTACCATTCCTACTGATGGTTCTACATAATCCTCATCGTCTTCATCACAATATCCTTCATCACAGTAATAAAAACGAAGTGCTTGTCCCATACAAAAATCGGCATAATCTCCTTCATCATCAAAATCACAAGGATCTTGTATTTCTGTTTGATATTCTATTATATCACCAATCTTTTCTAACTCTACTCCTCGTCTAAGTAATCTACTGGGTATTTCTTGATTCACAACTGAATTTTTTCTTTAGTTTTATTATCATAAATAGTGAAAGGTGTTGCAATTATTATCCAATCAACATATTTGTAATCTTGGTCATAGGCCTTTTCATTAGCCTTTACTTGAATTGTTTTGGTTTCAAAATCAGGATGTGACATAATTAAATCTGTTCCAAAGACCATATCAATTAAATCTCCGTTACCACCTTCATATTCCACTTTGAACCCTTTGTTTTGTAAATGTTCTTTAACTCTTTGTTCGGCACTTTCTCCAATAGCGGAAGTTCGTTGTATATTCTTGGTATAGTTTAAAAGTTCTTCTACATCTTTGAAGTATTTTTCTAATAATTTTTCCAAATATGGTTTAATTTTTGTTAAAGCGTTATTTGGGTCATTTATAATTTCTTGAATTATGTCTTTTGATCTATCACCACCTTTATAAATAAGATCTGTAAGTAGTTCAGCTAAATCATAATAGTTTGTGTTCAACTTGTTAATTGGTTGCCAATCACCATTTAAATAAACCAATCTACCACCTTTAACTCTTTTATCAATAAAATTGTTTTTTTCTGTTTCTGATATTTTACCTAATGATTGTAATAATTCGGATCCTTCAATAAATTTAGTTTGTAAGTCCTTTGGGATTTCGGTTCCTAATTCATAAATTTTTCTATTTATTATTTTTTTTAATCCAATACCTTCGTCTTTATGAAGATTACTTTTTAATGTCCCAATTTTTTTACAAAGCAACATTTTTTGTTTGTTTCCTGAAAATCTTTCACAAAAGTTATATCCAGATTTATCATCAGACTCAATCATTAAACTTTTAATTCTTTCTATATTTTCTTTTATTAACTTATCCACTATTAAAATTTTAATGTCATGTAATGTTCTTCTTCAGTTGATTCAACATTTTGGTAATGTGTCATCATCACTTTTTGTTCTTGGAAATTAAAATTAATTGAGCCGCTAGATCCTTCATTTATTTCCCAACCACCATAATAAAGTTCAAGTAAATCGTATGATATGGTTTCTAAATTTGCCTCAATCCCATCAACATCAGCATCTGTTTCTTTTTTAATCTCTGTAATTCCATTTTCAGTTTCAATTTCATTTTCAATCCAACCACTATCTCCACCTCCATCATATCTTAATTTACAAAAACTACCATATTGTTTAATTAATTCATTAACAACATTTTGGTTTGTTAAAGTTTTTACTGCTCTTTCCTCGCCTCTCCAACCAGCGGCTACATTTGATAAATCCAAAAAGTTTTTTTCTATGTTACTCTCTTCAGTAATCATGTCATAATAATCATAGTTGATTATAATTTCTTTTCTTTCAGCGTTAATTATAAAAGTTAAAGTTCCGTTTTCATTATCATAATATTCATTGTAGAAGTTACCCGTATCAAAATTTTCTTTTATTTCTTTAAATAATTCACCTATTGATCCCGGTAAAAAATTTAACTCAGAACTTACATCTCTACCTCCAAAATTTCCTCCTCTATTATAAAATGGCCCCATAGGTTCATCATCTTCCCACTCACCATAATATCTATAATACCATTCAACACCATCTTCCATGTTTAATGAATTCAAGATTAGTGAAAACCTTTTTAAATCATTTTTTTGTTTGTCCGTTAACTCCATGTAAACTTTTATTTAATAAATACTTTTAATCTTCAAACTCTAACTTTTTTGTTCTAGTTACCCATGTTGGTCTTTCACCAGATATTAATATCTTCATCCAATCTGATGCTGATGGTATAATTCCATCACAATCTTCTTTAACATGACTTTCCAAACAATATCTTGTATAGACCACTTTCCCGTCAGAATTTGTAAAATAAACCCCAAATTTTGATTCTGCCTCAAATATACCTTCGCTGTGATGACGGAATGCCCTGTGTAAAGAATGTCCATACCAAGATTTAGTGAAATCCATCCATTCGTGAAGATGTATATAATCTTCCCATTTTCCTCCAAATTTTTTTTGATTTGATTTTGCGTGAATCACCGGGTGAGCCATAATTTTAAGTTTTTAAAATTTTATTAGATTTTTCTAAATTTTCTTTTACCCATAGTGGTTGTAAATTTGTAAAATGACAAAGATTGATAACATTTTTTTCTGTTTTTGCCGAAGATAAAGGTATAATGTGATCAATATGCCATTCGTTTCTGTTTTTCCAAGTCATTCCATTTTTAAATTGTTTTTCCAAATACATTTTTAACTCTTTTGGTTCACAACCAACAATTTCAAATGTTTTATTATTTTTTGTCATATTTTTTGTTTTCAAAAAAGAATTTATTCTACTCCTACAATTTATTGTCAACCTATACAAAGGATCATTTTTATATCTATTCAATTTATATTCTGTAATATTTTTTTTATTAGTGTTTTTCCAAAGTTTTTGATATTTTTTTCTATGTTCTTTATTTTTTTCAGACCATAATTTTATTCTTTTTTTATGATACTCTAAGTTATTGTAATAATATTTTTTTAATGTTTTTTTGACTTTTTCAGGGTTTTTTTTTCTATATTCAACACTTATTTTTATAAATTTATCAGGATTTTCGTTATAATATTTTTTTCTATAATTTTTTATTTTTTCTTGGTTTTCATCCCTCCATTTTTTTTGTATTTCGTTCCGTATTTCTCTATTATTTTTGGAGTAATTTTTACTGTATTCATTTACACATAATTTACATTTTGATCTAAAACCATTTTTAGTTTTAGAACATTTATGAAACTCACAAACTTCTTTTAATAAACCACATTTACTACACTTTTTTGTTTCCATAATAATGCTGTAATAACTTATTTATTAATGCAGACTTGTTAGTTAGATCTTTTTCTAACTTTTCATATATTTCAATATTAAGGGTTATTGAAATTTTTTTTTTAGTTATTTTACCTTTTGTCTTCATATACTATAAATATCTACCAATCATGTAAAAATCATACTTTACATACTGTTGTTTAATTGATAATTTATTATTGTATTATTACTAAAAATAAACTATTTATTTTAAAAAAGAAATTAATAATGGATCCAAATAAAATTCTTTTACTTTTAAAATTTACTAAGCAACTTCACAAGGCATTAAAAGACTATAACAACTCTGATACATTTGACACTGTTAATCAAATTAAAACGGGAATACATACTGACGATTTTTTAAGACCATATTTTTCTAAATTAAATGATTCTGAAAAGTTGTATTTGTTTTTTTCAATATTTTATTATCACAGAACAAATGATGAGGTTAAATCTTTAGAGTATGTTTTAAAAAATCTAAAAGGCTATGAATTTTATGTATGTGACCAAAGTGGATATCTTACTGAGGAATGTTCTGATTGTAATGGATCTGGAAGGGAAGACTGTGATAGTTGTGATGGAGATGGTAGTATAAGTTGTCGAACATGTGGTGGAAATGGCAGTGAAGATTGTGGCGATTGTGGTGGTTCAGCTGAAGACGAGGAAGGAAACGCTTGTGATAGTTGTGATGGCGACGGTACTCAAGATTGTTCTGAATGTAGTGGTAGTGGTAACGAAATGTGTGGTCAATGTGATGGCGACGGATATTACGATTGTAATTCCTGCAATGGTAATGGAGAAATTGAAACTGATGTTATGGAGTATGATGAAAATAAACATAACATATATACCACAAACAAATTTGATAAACTACTTTCTAATACCCCTTTTGAATTGTCCAAATATGAATCAGTTGTTTTAAAACAACCTTATTATATAGAATCAAATTATGTTGGTACTGATATTATAGAAGATATCTTTTATAACTGGGGAATAGATGTAGAATTGGACAAGCTTAAAAATGGTTTTGTTATCTACAATAATGAATTATCACTGTAAGAATTTCAACTTATACATAGTTGAATAAATCAACTCCTGTATAGTATCAATTTGATTTTGAAGGTAACTATCGTCACAACAATCTCTTTTTTCTTCAATCATATTTAACAAACTTGTAAAGTATTTTAATACTTGGTTTTTGTTTTTATAAGATTGATTCTTGAATGATTTGTAATTAGTAAGAAGGCCATATTTTCCTTGGAAAGATTCAATTAATCCATCTGTTAATCCATCAACGCTTTCGTAAAACTTTTGAAGTGCTTTGTGTTCAGAATATGATTTAGTACCTAAATGAAATATATGTACTTGAGTTTGTGAGTGTAACAATTGACAAACCATCTCACAGAAATCTTCGTTTGAATTTGAAGATTCTTCTTCTTTATTGTCAGATTCGGCATCATCGTCGTCGTCGTCGTTATCATCTTCATCCTCATCTTCATCATCTTCTTCATCATCTTCTTCAAAAAGATTTCTTTTCATTAATTCTTCTTTTAATTTTTCCGTAAGGTCTATCTTAACCATATTATTA